CATCATCGTCATGAGATTGGCCTTCGGGAAGATCGGCCCATACAACGGGAGGATTCCGATACCCCTAACGTTCTGCCCACTCTCAAACTGACGATCATGATCGAGATTCTCAAGACGCGCCCGAATCTCATCCTTCGACATTTCAATGCCGGACATTCGCTTATCGAGAATGTCAAGCATGACGTTCAATGCCTCAGGCGTAATAAACCAAGCCGAACCATTCAGCTTGGTCATGATGTTACTGAAGTCGCTTCCCATTAGCCCTCCGCATTGGTCTGATCGGTACCTGAGTTACCATCATTCTGAGAAGTAACATTGCCCTTGGCGCGATTGACAGTCGGGATTTCAATAGGAGTCTGCTTGCCACCGATCTTGAGCGGAGCATCGATGACCGTCCTAACCCACTGCTCGGTGTCGATATCAGGAGTGATTGCATTCTGTGCGAGAAGGTTAGAAATTGCCGACGCCCACTGCTGCAAGTCCTTGGTTTCTCCAAGATTTCGCGCACGTAGACGCGGGAACCTATCTGTGTCGAAGTTGTACCCGACAAGATAGGGGATGCAATACAGATTGATTGCATCACAGATGAGGTTGGCAACGTAGCGCAGAGACTTGTTGAACATGTCCTGATGCGCGCCTGAAGTTGCCCGACCACCCCCGCTTCCTTCAACCCCGAGTAGGAGGAACTGCGTCATCGTGTTTAGCATAATGTTACCATTATGATGTTCGATGGATCGCATTACATCGACCGGCTGGCCGGGCAACTCTAGGAAGGCGAGTTTCCATCCGGGAGGCAAGACCGCGCCGCCTCTTTCATTGGTACGGATATTCGTAACCATCTGAAGCGCAGCAGCCTTGTCCGTGTCCTTATATCCCGGCATCAACTCGATCGTTGGGAAACCCATACCGTGACGTTCTTTTTGAATTCCATCGATGTTGTAGAGTTGGGACTTGAAAAACCAGGGACGATAGGCAGTGCGAAGTAGAGACTTGCCTTCAAGGTTCCCACCACGGCGGTTGTTGGAGAAAATGATAAGCTTCTCAACGGGGATTTCCACCTTCTGTGGTTTGCCATCGGCACGAACAGCACTCTGGACAATAGCAACCGGCCCACCGTTATCGTCATACTTGATTTCCTGGATTGTCGGAGTGGGACGGGGAGCTAGCTTCCGCAGCATAGTGTACTTCCTGCGGTTAGCCATAGTCCTCTTTGGTGCCCACTCCCTCTGCTCGTATACCTTTTCAAAGACAGAGAATCCGAACTCATACATTCGCAGCGCATCTTCCAGGATCATAAGGAAGGGTGCGTTTGTACCTTCCAGGAGATTGAAGGCTACGAACTCAGCTACGTCTTTGGCATCCGGCGAGTCATCGAAAGGTTCTACGAAATAGTCAGCCCCCATAACGGGGGTCTTGGCCGCGCGGAGTGAAACGTCAACAGCCGAGTCACTGTTGGTCATTTCCTCATAGATGGCGATAGCCTGCGATCTGGTACCGAGTGCGGGAACGATATCCCTGACAAGACCGCCACGGGATGATCCCTGCTCAATGTCGGAGCCAGGGCCAGGAGTTAGAGAACCTTTGCCGGAAGTAGAATAGGACGTACCTGTGTTGACCCTACGCGGGTCGCCGTTGGCAGCTTGTGATTTTCGTCCGATTCTAAAACTTCGCATATCTTTCCATCGCCGAGTTTCTTTGGAAGAACGTCGTCGCCTCGCTTACCTTCTGACCGGGAGCATAGATATCGCTCAGGGACGATCCCGCTCCCGAGTGGAGATATTGACCAATGAGGTAACGGATGGCATCGGGGCCATGATCATCATGCTTGTGTTGTCCCTCACGGGGGTTCTTGCCTTCCTTATCTTCGATGGCGCGAAGCTGCTCCAACTGTCGAATCAAATGCACACAGGAGGGGTCGATGGTCAACTTGGGCTTGCCATCGGGTCGCACCTTCAGCATGCGCTTGACGTACTCGACGCCGAGGAACCACGATTCATTCGGGTTAGATGCAATATCGCTGCTGTAGATAGGAACGCCTGTGACGATTGTTAGGGTGCCTGCCTGATCAGGGCCACGAGGATCGCCGCCTCCCCAATCGACATGGTAATCGGGTGGCTGTTCGCGGCCCATGAGAATATGGGCATGCTCCCACGTAGTCTTGCCCGACAACTGATACTCGCGCCAAACATAGAAGCTATCGTCTGGTGAAATCATTACGTCGTAACAGGCGAACGCATTTGACCAGCCATAGTCCAAAGCCCAAACGTTTGTCCACAGTGGATTGTACTCAATGTTTCTGACATGAATACGAGGATCGAACTCGTCGTAAATCTTCCCCGCGAAGGCAGTAAATTCTGCACCGTACTCCTGTGCGAACCACTGTGGGGAAGTGTTTTCCTCGACCTCTAGAATCTCGGGATCATTGCGGCCACCGGGGAACGAGACAGGATTCTCCCAACTAGGCAATCGCCATGATTCATAAAGCGGGTTAGTCTCCAACTGACCAAGCAACCACAATCCTTGGAACCAGTTATATCCTCTAGGCGTAGATGAGAAGATCGCCCATCCTCGCTTGTCCGACAGTGCGGGACGGACGTACTGCTCCCACGTGTCGGAGGTATGCCGTGCGGCCTCGGCCATGATGACGCCCGACAGACCCTCTCCTAGCAGTCCCTCCTGGCGCTCTGCCGACATGACCTCTAGCACGCTGCCCCACGGCATTTCCATACGCATTAGACCCTGAGGCACGTTGTACTGTTTCTTGACCTGCTTTCCCCACTTGAGTTTCTTCATAACATTGTCATAGACAATGCGAAACTCTTTCTCCCCCTGTTTGTAGTTCGGCCCTACGATCCAGTAGTATCCCGACTGTGTAGGATCGCAGATAGCAGCGGTCATTTCATTCGCGCCAAACGTGGTCTTACCGTAACGACGACCACAGGCGAGAATCTTGAATCGTGCTGCTGAGTCGTGGATCGCCTGCTGCTTAGACGAATGCGCCTTGTAGCCGATCTTGTCGAAGATGTACGCTTTACGTTCTAGGTCGATCATCGACCAAACAGCACTTTCATACACAGTTGCTCATCGGCACACTTCTTTCGGATATCGTATGCCGTATGCCAATCCACGTTAGTAGCCTTCGCAATCTTCTCAGCATTCTTCTGTCCATATCCAGCAGCAAGCATCCAGTTGTATCGGAACTCAACAACCTTCAGGTGTTCAGGAGCCGTCGCAATCATATCAGTCATCCTCCACTCTAAAATAGATAGGCCCGAGGATGGGATTTTCAGTCCCGGAGACATACTTGATATACAGCTTGTATTCCTCGCCTCCAACATATCCTGCGAGAGTCGTATTGACCTCACAGATGGCAGTCATAGGAAAGTCACTGTCGATGAACACAACCACGTTGGTCTGAGCGGCTGAGTTATCTGACTTCTTCTTGGTATCGAACTTCAGATCAGTCAGTGTGTTCAGATCGTTTATATTGCCCAACCTATCCCGGAGGGGAACCAGGAGGGACTGAATCGTACCTTTCTTCAGGACTTCCATACGAACCTCCTAGTTTCCATAGTTGCCCATCTTGTCACGGCCTCACGAATTTCCCACCGTGTAGTTGCGAGAGGCATTTCAAACGCCCACCTGGATACGCAACCCATGACTTCCAGGACACAGTTGACTTCCAGACTAGTAGCCCCAGGCTGGATATCGACGTAGACAGTAGCAGCGTCCGAATACTCCTGAGACTCGTCGCCCAGGATCGTAATGACAAACGGGATTGTGGTCGCATCTATGTAGGCAGCAATCTCATCTGAGAAGGCGACCAGATCGATATAGACGACCGCAGCATCGTCCCGAGTAATCAGATCGGTACCCGATCCCTGAAGATCGATATAGACCTCTGCGGCGTCTACAAACTGTGCGGTGTCTGTACCTGAAGCCTGAAGGTCAATCAGCACAGTGTTAGCATCTGCCAGTTCTGCAAGATCCGTAGTTGTCACCTGGATATCGACATACACCGTGGCAGCGTCTGTGTACTCACTCGCGCCAACTGTGTAGTCATCGGTACCTGAAGCTTGCAGATCGACGTAGACTGTATCACTGTCTACAAACTGTGCCGTTTCCGAACC